CCATTTTGTAAAACTGCAATAGGTGTTTCCAAAGGAGTTTCTACAAAATTATCTACATCGATTGGATCACTTAATAATCTAACTATTTTCTGTGAGTCTAATGATGAAGGTATGCCATCTTTAGAAAACTTTGCTAAAATTATCGTGTTTCTATTAAGATCTTCATTAATTGATGTTGATGCAATAGAAACAAATTTTTGTTTAAAAATATTTTCTCTACTTAACGCTATTTTAATATCAGTATCACTTTCCCTTTTTATGTAATAAATTCCTGGATTAATATTTAATTTATTAAAATCTTTAGTATTATCTTCTACCGAATAAACTATAGAATCTCCAGTTAATAATCCATGTTTACCTATTGTCAGAGTTTCTCCAGAAAAAGAACCGGATAAAACAAATTTAAAATCATTAACAGACTGAACTGTATCATCATAAAATGGTAAAGATGATGAAGTTAAATACGTATCATTCGAGTCAATATCTTTATATACATTTAATACATCAGATACAAAATTAGAAAACTTCGATATAATTTTCTTGATTGAAAATATTTCTTTAATTAAATATCCATCAGTTTCTATTTGAATTTTCTTTTGTGGAATACCTCCTTCAGGAAGTTTAACTTTATTTCCATCTATAATTGATACTTCTTTTTTACCAGTATCTGCATTTGTATATTCAATTTCAACTGAATCTCCAGAATAAATTCCATTATTATCAAAAGTTTCTACAATATACTTAAATCCACCATTATTTGAAAAAGATTCAACATTGCATTTTACTGATCTATTGAGAATCCAACTATTTTCTCTGACTGAATTTTCATCATTATATCCTAGTGATACAACACTAATTAAATCATCTTTACCATATAATTTTGTTTCTTCTGGTAGAGTTATATCTGATAATACTCCAGATACTCTAAATCGTATTTCTTCATTATTTTTTGAAAAACCATATGCATAAGTATTCAAAGATATTTCATATCCAACTAAAATATCATCATATATAAGACTACAATTTAAAAATTGATTTACAGTTTTTCCACTGTATGCGACTATTCTTTCTATTCCACTTTCTCTAACTACTAATTCTCCACTGCTTGGAAATCCTATAGTAGAATCAACAATTATTGTATTTGATTCTCCCTTTGTAAAATTTATAATTTTAGTTTTTGGGTGAATTGATAGCGAACCAAATATAGAACCATCTACATTAATATCTTTATCAAAATCATAATCTAATTCTAAAATATAAAAATATTTTTCATTTCTAACTATTGATCTAACACTGGATACTGTTCCAAAAGATTTTTGAATATTCTCATATTCATCTTGAAATACTGTTTGGTTTTCTAAATCTGTTATATTACCAAGTATTGGTTCAACAACATAATTTCTAGTAACTCTATAATTGGAACTAGAAGGTTTAATTAAGTATTTACTTGGGGTAATTACTTCAACGTCTTTTCCATACAAAACTCTGAAAAGAATCTCAAAGGATGCTGGAGTTCCCTTGGAAGAGTAAAAATCCTTTGAATGTCCGAGGAATATATTTTCATTAACATTAGAAACTATATCTCTATCTTCAAATCCAAATGAAAATTGTTTTTTTAATTTTTTGAAAAATTCTTTTAAGAAAATTAAACTCAAATTTTGAACGGAAGAAGACTCTTGATGTTCTGCTATTAGAGATGAAGAAAAAGTTAATTCTTCTGAAAAATATTCAGTAATTCCACTAAATCCTCTTGTGCAATTATCAAAAGTATTATCTGTTTTCGATTTGTATAATATTATTTCTTCGTTGATTTTAATCAATCCATATGTTTTCGGAAATCCATCAGTGCTCTCAACATAGATGGTATCATCTCCAAAACCAACATCATTAGATAAAGTTGTTTCTTCTATTATGTTAGTTAAATTATTTACTTTTACATATTGATCTATATTTTGTAATATATCATAACAAAATCCAGTAGAATCTAAAGATTTGTAGTACTCTGTAAGAAGTTCGGAAACTAAAGGATAATCACTCACCACGAAAGATGGTAGTTGACTTTCAACTATAGAACTGATTTTTACTCTATTGATGTTTTCCATTTATTATCTTCTTACTAAACTGCCATTTGAATAACTTGAAGAAACCACATAATTAGAACCAGATGTGTTAGATCCGGATTCTACACTATCTGGAATTGGATTTATTAATAATCTATTAGTATCTAGTCTCAAATATAAATCTTGTATTCCTAAGATGTCATTTGACTCTGGTGATGATGATATTTCTATAATTGGTATTCCTCCATCACTTTTATCGGTTGATAGTATTGATATTGGATTTAGATTCAATTCTCCTTCAATATAATCTATTGTTCCAATATTTCTCCTAATAATAATTGGAGTATCTTCTGTATTTAAGTAGAATAAAAATAATTTTCCAGTTTTTAGTCCGGAATCGGGAATATCCCCGAGATAAACAGTATTTGATATTCCTGAGACTCTAAATCCTGAAGACTTTATATTATATCCAGAAATATTTTTCACATGAAATGCATTTTTAAAGCAAATTTCATATTGAGCAAATCTATTTAACTCTGGTTTCAAATCTCTTCTAATATTTACAGTTGTAATATTAGAGGTAATAGCATAATCACTATCATCAATTAACTTCTGAATTTTACTATACTTAAATCTAGCTCCATATTTGTTTAACTGAATTGAATCCGAATATTTTTCTATATTTTTAGTTACTTTAGTAACTATCTGATTCGAACCAATGGAGGAGTTTGTGTTATAGTAAACGTTTGATTGTATCTCTATATTCAAATACTTTATATCTAGAATTTCTGCAACAGTTCCTGCAACAGAATATTTTTTAAGTTCCGATTTTATGTAATCTTTAGTTGAGTTTGATAGGAAAGAACCATTATTAGGTTTTATTGCAATGAAAACTCTACCGTATTGCGGGGGATTCATTTCCTCACCACCAAAAGCACTTACGGTTTCCGTTTCGGGATATATTAGTGGGATTATAGTCTCATAGTCAGAAGCAGTTACTGCTCTATTTTGTGTGGAATATGCTCTTGGTGCAAAAGTACGAATTGAATTTACTGATTCAATTGGAGATCCACCAAATGAAGATTCATTGGTTGTTACTAACGATATTGACTCTGTTATTGGGGCATCGTATTGATCTATTAATCTTCCAGAAAAATTGAATGAAGAGTAATTGTTACCCAATACCCCGTTCGAGATTAGATAAGATATCTCAACATAATTATTCTCTTGAAGTTTTCTTCCAAAAACACCATCCCCAAAAATAATTTCATATCTTTCATCTTCTATTTCTTGAACAAAAAATATTTTAGATGATGAATCTGAATTTAAAATATTTTCTACATGAATAAATTTTTCGGAATTTGTACTAGTAATAGTGTCCCTAACAGTGACATTTAAAGTTCTAGTATCAACTCCCCTATTCTCTATAATAAATCTTTGACTAGTGTAATTATTATTAATCTTACCTACAGTAAAGTTTTCGGTGACGTAAATTCCTTCATATATCTCAATTGAATCAAAAAATGCAACTCCATCAACGACAGGAACCGTAATATCATTTAATATTGAAAAAGTATAAGCATCTCTACCAAAAGAACTGGTGTTACAAACAGTTCCACTCTTTAGAGTAACAATTTTTGTGAGAGGATTTGAAACTTCTACAAAAAAACTTATATTTGCCTTTGCAGATCTTCTTGATCTTGGCACATAACCAACATTTCTTGCTAGTGAAACAACGTTTTCTCTTAAAGTTGCACTATCAATGAAAACTTCATTACTAACCATATTTGCATTGTATGATGCAATATACGTATTGTATGCTAACATATCAATCAATACTGACATATTAGAACCTTCAAAGTCATAGTCAGTAAAATTTGAATTCGATCTTAAATAATCACGAATTGAAGATTTTATTTGATCAAAATCTAAATTTGTAAAATTGACTAGTGACATTATCGTACTGATTGTAGTGCAAACGTAAGTTGTTGTGCTTGAGCATCAATACCAACAATATAATATCTTACTACTATATCATATGCGTATTCATCATAATTTGGAGATACCTCTACATCAATTAAATCAACTCTTGGTTCATAATTTTGAATGGTATTCTCTATCTCATCTTTTAATATTGATGCCGAAATGTCATCAATATTTTCAAATAAGGATTGATTGACTTTAGAACCTAGATTTTGATTAAAAAATCTTTCACCAGGCAATGTAAAGACAAGATTGCGAACAGAGCGAGCAATCGCAGATTCATTTTTAATATCAATTATGTCATAATTTAAAGGATTAACCTGTAAAGACAAGCTAATATCCTTAAACTGTTTACTAACTCGCTCTATTGGCATTAATTATACTAAATTCTCATATTATTTATTCATCCAATAATGGGTTCAGTGCCATAATCCCAATCATCATAGTCATTATCATTTCTAATTTTTGAATGAATGTCATTTTGATGTTTAAAGTTGTGTTTCTTAATAACTACATCATCATTTTCAACTTCACAAAGAATTTTTTTCGATGAAATTTGAAAAATTTCATTGTCCCAACCATATTCACTTGCCAAATATTTGGTTCCCCATTCATTTGTCATAAATTCTTGATTTTTATCGACTTTTTTAGTCATTTTTTGCCTCCTGATTTATTAAATCAGAACTTTTTACGGGGTTGCTATCCCGAATTTCTGTAATTTCGTACATAAAATCATCTGAAGTTTCGATTTTACGACGATTTTCGACTGAATATTCGGTTAAATCAATTTCATATCCTGGATTTTTGGTAATTCTATTCTTTATCCATGCATCATCATACCATAATATCTTATTATTTGGATATGCATAGAAATTTCCATTATCCATTTTAAAAAAGTGAGCACATTTGTGTTCTGGAGTCTCACTAAAGTTAGTATTTAATGTTGATTTCGACTCCCATGACCAATCAAGAGTGAATAGGTAGGTTCCTTCATTCTTTTCTCCTCTATAATTAATTAATTCAGCACGTAATCCTGCTAATCTTGAACGCACTTGAGCATCAATATAAGGAGAAAAACAATCCCACCACATACATTCTTCTAATTTGGGAACTGGTGCATCTGGTTTCCAACAAAATGCATGAATTGGTCTTCGAGTCCAATTGACTCCGTTCTCTAAAAATGCCTCAAAAAGTGGTACATGCTTCTCTAAGGATGCTACAGAATGTACATCACATAAAGTTACTTCACCATGACCTTTTTTATGATTATAAAGAAATTCATTGCGGATATAACAAGTAATCGTTGGAAGATTGTGATTTAAATATGCCATATTAGATAATAAAAAAAAGCAGAGATTGTTCTCTGCTTTATCTATATTATTTACCTTGTCCCCGATACTTCTTCTTGCGTCCATTACGAGAGGTTGCACTAAGTAATGTACGAGCAGAACGTCCCTGACGAGTTTTCTTAGGTGCTCCGGGTTCAAAAAGAGTCTTATTACTTCCACCTTTAGCCATTTTAAATTTCCTCCAGTTCAATTAAATTAGGATCAATGTCTTCTCCAGAGTAAAAACGCTCTGAAAACGTTTGAAGGATCTCTAAGCATTCTTCATGATCAAGATCCTTATAAATTTTACGTCCTTTGTAAAGGATATTAAATTTATTCATCAGATAATGCGAGTTTTTTCATGTCCAACTCTAATACGAGGATCGCACCAAATTTCAAATCCTGCCTCTTTTGCATCAAGACAGAATGAAACATCCTCTCCACACATATCTTGAACCTGTCCAGATTCAAATTGTTGCATCTTAGGAGCAAACCAAGGATATTCGAGGTTTTCAAAGACTCCATTCTTAATCAATACCCAACCAAATCCAGTATAATCTACAGTAAAAGGCTTGCGACGCTTTGAAATGGTTTCGAGAGTCTCATGATTCATAACTCCACCATTCTGTCGGAAATCTTCTTCTTCCAACCAGTGTGCGACTGAAGTTGTGCGACCATCTTCAGTACAATACCATCCAGCAACAACTTCTTTCTCTTCTCCATCTTTTGAAAGTGCAAGATCACAGAGTTGCCAGAATTTGCTAGAATCAAAGACAATATCCGAGTCAATCCAAAGTTGATAATCATATTGCAGTTTCCCATCCCAAGGAACTTGCTTAGGTCCACGAAGAACATTTGCACCTAAACACTTACACCGTGCAAAATTAACCATTGATGAGTAATCTTGTGAAATCTGAATACTCATTCCATTTTGAACCATATCAAAACAAAGTTGAACAAAGTTCTTTAAGAAAATATATGAACAACCTCTTCCAGGAAGGCAAAAGACAATACTCTTGCCCCTCATCCTCTCTTTAATAGAATCATAATCCCAATCCTCAGTACTTACATTCGTAGATGTTGTAGGTGCTTTGGCTTTAACAGTGAATCCTTTTGCCATAAGAAAAAATAAACCTCAGTTCAAATTTTACAGTATATATATGCCTATGTCAATGAGAAGAATTTAAAACAACCTCTTTATTGATTACCAATTCCTCATATTGTAAATCACTTTTTTTAACATCTACTTCAAGTAAATCAATCATTTTGTGAAGCATATCCCAGGTTTCTGAGAACTTGCTCTCAGGTATACTGTGATATATGCACTTGTCCTTTGCGTAAATGTGATATATTTTTTCCATATTTTTTAAAAATTTTTTCTGAGAAATTTTTTTGACGAAAAATTATTTCATCAACGCATTATATATCAGAACAATCAACATTCCAAGGGTGGTAAATGCAATTCTTCCCATTGTCTTTGGATATCTGATTATCCATCCTGCGAGTACCACTCTCCAGAAATTCCAATAGGGTGTGGATTTTTTCATCGTTTTTTTCTTTTTGAGGATGCTCTCTTTTGTGCAGGAGTTCTAAAAATGCCCGTTGCACAACTCTTCTTTTTCTTGTGCTTACCTCCGAATATTCCCCATCCATGACAGTTTGCTTTTCCTTTTTGTGCCATTTTTTTCCTGGGAAATTTTTTTAATTGAGTGATATTTAGAGGTCGATTTGTCACCTCTGTAGGTTAGGGTAGTTTGCGTTTTTTATAAGGGGGGGCAACCGCAACGCCACCCGGCGCTATAACAAACCGGCATAAAACACTGCCGAATAAGACTACGCATAAAGTCTAACATATGCGTGCCCCAGTGTCAACCAGAGCACGCACAGTAGACTATCAGAACTCTACCACATCTGCAG